TTAGATGACTCTGCCATGATCTGTTCCCAGTTAGCATCATTCTGTATGACGTTCATCTTGGCTTGATGCTTGGCTTGCTTTTCTTCTTTCTTGTTATTAAGCCATGTACCTACAAGATTAGATACTGGGCCTATAAGATTATTCAGCATTTTCTTCAACCTCTGGCATAGGTATTACATTAAGACGTGTAACTTTTGTATCATCAGCTACCCATTCAGGGCGGCAGAATATAGAGCCTTCTTCAAACCCTTGAAAATATTTACGTTCTCGTGTCATTTCTTGAGCGATCCACTCACAATGCTGTGCGTTTATAAAGTATGTTTTCTTGGTGTCATCTTCCACACCGTTAATGATGACCACCAACGCAATCACCAGTTTCAACTTTACCGCCTTTCTTTGAGCATTATCTCTATAAGTGTACCCAACTTCTCATCAGTAGCTTGACTGATTTCTGTTTGTTTAGCTAAACCATCAGCTATAGTTTGTATAGCTTGTTCGTTTAACTGAGTTCTTACTGAGTTATCATTTGTTGTAGTCTCAAGTTTCTCTACAACTTTAGATACTTTAGCAACTTCTTCATCAGTAGCCTGTGCTTGAGCTTGCATAGTACCCCATGCAATAGCCGCAGGTATAATTGCTGCAACCAAAGGTACTGCCCATGATGGGACTTTTATTGATTCACTCATTGACTGCTTCCTCTTTATCTTCTACAACTTCAACTGAGTTTTTGATAGATGCAGCGTATGTGTGAATGAGGACTTTCTTTTCTTCAAGTATCATTTGTAAACTAGCTGCTTCTCTTCGTAACTCGTTTATGCGCTCCACATGAGCTTTTGAAACATCAGATAATTGATTTTCAGTATATGTAACATCATCTATTGTAATCATTTCTTTCTCCACGCTTGTACTGTTTTAGTTTCCCAGATACGTATACCTGTGTAGATGATTGTAAACAATGCGGCTATAGGTGGCAACCAGCCAAACAAACTCATAAGAGCCGTTGAGCCAGCAACAACATCTAGCGTATCTTTTGTTGAATCTACCACGTTATGTATTAGCTATCGGTGGATTTCTCCAAGCACCACCAACTCTTATAGTAACGTCAGAACCTGACCCAAATTCACCTGTCTTTACACCAAACTTGTAAGACATTCCTGGCTCTGGTTCATATCCAACAAACTCACCAACTGCTGTAAACACATCAACGTCATGGAATGTGGAGCCATCAATGCTTCTCTGCGCTGTTACTTTAGTTCCGTTAGCAAACGTGCCAGATATAGATAGATTAAAATTACCATCAAAAATAATCGTATCACTAAATGTATTTTGTGCGGTAATATTTGCTTTAGTTACATATGTAGCCATTTATTTCACCTAATCAGTAATCGTTAGCAGCAGTAATCGCGGCATTAATAGATGACATATCCTCTGAACCCCAATCACTTAATGCTGCACCCATTTCAAGATAACCAGAGCTACGCATAACTCTTTCTTTCTTTTCTTCTTTAGTCATGTCATTACAAAAATCATTGCTATCATCTATGCAATTTGTAATAACACTAACGCTTCCAAGCATAGCAGAATACATCTGTGCTTTTTCTTCTGCGGTTCTTTCTACTGCTTCTTCTGCTTCTTCACTCATTTTACTCTCCTTCTAATGCTGTGATTCTGGCGGTTAATGATTCAATTAAAGTTTGCTGTTCTTGTATTGCTTTAGTTAATATAGGTATTAATTTTTCATACTGCATACCATACTGCTTACCGTCTTCTGACATAGTAATAGCAAGATTTGTTTTGTTTGCTTTGTCATAACCTGCTGCTTGCTCAAGAGCTTCAACTTCTTGTGCTTTAAATCCAACATCTAACCAATCTTCTTTGTGAGTGCCATCTGGTGTTTGAGCATTTAAGTCATAGTCATCTGCTGTCTTATCACCATATTTAGAACGCTTATCCCACTTGTAAGTGTAAGGCTTAAGTTGCTTGACAAAATCTAATCCAACATCTAAATCTGTAAAATCTGTTTTATCTCGCTCGTCAGATGCGACCGTCAATGCTACTTGTATATGAGCATTAGCAATGTTTTCATCACCTAGAACTATGGTGTTAGATGCGGTAGTTATGTTACCTCCAGGACTTCCTGTACGTCCTGAGTCATGACCTAAAAGTAAATTATTAACACCGCTTGTTAAGGCAAGACCTGATGCCCTTCCAACAGAAGTGTTGTCTGAACCTGTACATACTTCAGCTGCTCTTTGACCTATTGCTACGTTTGCATCACCACAGTTTGCACTTAATGCTAGATAACCAACCGCTACATTTTCTTCACCGTCATCAGTACCATCACCTGCAAGTCCACCCACAAATGTGTTTTCAATGCCTGTGGTTACTGCCGCACCTGCATCAGCACCTACTGCTGTATTGTGTGTATCAGTAGCTGAAGTGAAGTTTTGATTAATTAAAGCATTATGACCTACGGCAACAGAACGGGAACCTAACGTATCAGAGCTTAAAGCACTTTTACCGATAGCCACATTGAAATCAGCGTCAGTAAGTGCATCACCTGCAAGACCACCAACGATGGTGTTTTGAACTCCTGTGGTTACTGCGGCCCCTGTGTTATCGCCAACTGCAACATTGTAAGTATTTGTTGCTGAAGTAAAGTTTTGACTATTTAAAGCAGAATACCCAAGCGCAGTTGAACGACTGCCTTTAGTGTCAGTGCTAAGTGCATTTAAACCCATAGCAACATTATAATCAGCATCTGTTAGAGCATCACCTACTAGCGCACCAACAAGCGTGTTAAATATGCCTGTGGTTAGTTGTTTACCTGCTTCAAAACCGATTGCTATGTTGTATGTATCAGAACTATCAGTAACATTAAAGAGTTGTAATGCTCCTTTTCCAATAGCAATATTTTTACTACCTGTTGTATTTGTAAATAGAGATACTGTACCAATTCCTATGTTATTCAGAGCAGTTGTAGACGAACTTTGACTTTGATACCCCATAGCTATATTGTGAGTATCTAACGCAGAACCCATATTTTGGCTTTGTAGAGCTTGTCTACCAATTGCAATACTTTTGCTTCCTATTGTATCTGCTGTCAAAGCCTGTGCACCGATTGCAATGTTATAATCAGAATCAGTTAACGCATCTCCTGCAAGACCACCTATGATGGTATTTTCAATACCTGTGGTTATTGCTTCTCCTGCGCCATGACCTACGGCTACGTTATGCATATCTATTGCACTACCAGGATTCTGTACCTGTAAGGCAGCTCTACCTATTGCTACACTTTTGCTTCCTAATACGTTGGTTGTTAATGAACTAAACCCAAGTGCAGTATTTCCAGAAGCGGTTGTAGTAGCATCACCTGATGTGTATCCTATAAATGTATTCTCATCACCAGTAGTAATCGCAGTACCTGCTTCATCACCTACGACCGTATTAAAGGTAGCACCACTAACAATACTGTTACCTGCGTTGACACCTGCTATAAAATTTGATGTTCCTGAAGTGGTAGAATGAAGTCCTGCACTTGTCACCGTAGAATTAAACGTAGCGGCTCCTGCATTGCTCATATCTAAAGTGAGCGCATTGATAGTCCCACCGCCATCAGAATCATTACCTTGAAAAATAATATCTTTATCGGCAACACCAGTAGCTAAATAAAAACTACCACCGCCACCTTGATAGGCTGTAGCATATAAAGTGCCACCATCTTTAAATCTAAACTCACCGCCATCGGCATCAAAGTTTATGTTTGCTGATGCATCTAATGTAATGTCTCCTGATGCGTTTGTTACATTAGATGATGTTAAAGTACCGCTAACACTTGCATTTACAAAGTTACCGTCTGCTCCACCTTCTATTCTTTGCCATGCTGCGCCATTAAAGAAACAGTAATCACCTACACCCCAGTTTGTAACACCATCCAGGTTAGTTGTACCTGCTACACTAACAATATAAAACTCGCCTTGCGTACCAGTTCCAGATGATAATGTTGGGCTGTTTGTACTTGCGTTCCAACTACCATTGAAGTCTAAGCCTGTAAATGTTTCACCATTTAAGATCAAATCACCTTCAATCGTTACATCATTGAATGTGGGATTTCTTCCAAAAACACCGCCATTTTGTTTAATAGTCATAGCATCAACCTACTTTGTTATTTAGCAACCCAACCAGTATTACCTGATCCAGATTCTTTTACGTAAAAACTTGTGTTTGAACCACCGTCTGTTCTTAAAAATATAGAACCTACCGATGCTGTTACTGATCCCTCTGGTGTGCCTGAACCGCTTGATATAAGCGATAATGCAGTAGAACTTACCGTTGCTGCTGGCAAACCATCTGAATCAAATGATAATAATTTGTTTATTCTATCTGCCTTTAGGGGCAGTTCCATTTCTTTTGCAGTACCACCTACTACTGGTGTAGGGTCAACATTTTGTAAATGAATACTCCTATCAATAGTATTCTCATTTTGAATAGCACCTATATACATTTTATCAAAGTCACCATTAACATCTGATGCTAAAAAATCACCGCTATTCTGAAAATCTGTTGTTCTAGTAAGTGGCATAGCTAATACAAGACTTACTACGTGACCGTTAGTTTGACCACTACTAAATACTACTGTGCCGCCTGTAACAGTACCTACATTATTTACAGTAAAACCAGACGTTTGTTTTACTCCATTGACATAAACTTCCATATCAGATGCAGCTAACACACGAAAAGTATACGTAAAACTTGTCTGACCACTTGTTGAAGTAATGTCATTTCTTGTAACTAATTGTGATACTGTCATTGTAAAACCCTATATATTTTGCCGATTATACTATTTCTCAACACCAAAAGCATCAATAGCTTTATCGTATGCTTCTATTGCATTTTTTGAAATAGTAAACGCTTGATCTGTAAGTTGCTTCTTTCTAAACTTTTTTACTTCTGCACTTAAAATAAGATTTTTGTCTAACTCATTTTGTTTTCTAATTACCTTATTAAGATTGCTTACACTATTTTTTATCATTTTTGATTGAGATAATAAAACTTTATTTTTTTCAGCATATTCAATACTAAATTTTAGATTATTTTCTTTATAAATTTTTAATGATTGCTCTACTCTATTTAAATCTCTGCCCAATTCAAATAATGTGCTTGATAAAATAGATCTTTGTCCAATAGGATTAGGTACAAGAAATCTGCCAATTAATGGATTTCTGCCAATATATTTTGGTTTTTCAGGAACAGGAATATTATTAAATTTTCTTGCTTGATTTACTAAATAATCTGTTCCTGATATTACATATTGATCTAAACTAGGTATAAAACTGTTAATAGCTTGTTCAACATAAATAGGAGAAACTCCATATTGCTTGCCAATTAATTTTGCAGTTTCAGACGTTGAATTATAAAACTGCAAGTCAGGCTCTAAATCCATTAAACGGTCATTTATAAGTTCATTATTCCAGTAATAACTATAATTAGATTTCATTTCAATATAAAATTGTACAGGTGAAGGTAATACAGATATAGGGCTTTGTATTGGTGATGCAGAAGCAGCTAATCCTTTAGAAAGTTCATATAACTCTTCACCTTCTGGCAATCGTTCTTGATACGCCCATTCCATTAATTTTTCTGGCACTCTTCCAAAAGCATAACCTACAGTATGCGCTCTTGGAATCCTAATCCATTGATCGCCTACTTTGAAAACTGAATGTGTATTTTTAATTGCTTCATTTATTTGTAGATATTGCTCACGCTCTTCATCACTTGCTTCATATAAATAATAACCAGCTATTGCAATACTAGGTAAAGTTAAATATTGCAATCCTCTTGCCATAAACATAAATGGATGTTTTTTAGCAAATCTTATATTCTTGTCTATACCTTGTACTGCTGCATTAAAAAATGCTGAATGTCTATTTAGTATTCTTCCGTAAGTGCCAGCTCTTGCAAAATCTGTAAAATCTCTTGATTCTTTTGCAGCTTCTAAATGTGAAGCTCCACCAGCTAAAGCTTTATTATAAATTCCAATTCTTACTGATTCTTCTGCACCTGTTGAAAAATCATAAAAAGGCATCCATGGTTTTTTAACATATTTAACCAAAGTGCTTTCACTACTCATTAATTCTTTAACAGATTTTTCTAAGCCTTCGTCTTGGATAGATAAATAAGTATTATGCGAAGCTCCTGAAGCCATCCATTGATAGTAAAGATCAGGTTTATTTGCAACAGTTAATATACCTTTTACTGCATCAACAGGATTTACACCATATGTTGTGATAGTAGATGCTCCTAAAGTATCTCTCAACCAGTTAGCCCCTGTAAATTGAGGAACAATAGTTGCAGCAGTTCTAAATGTAAGAGCTAAATTTCTTGTAATGTAGCCTAATGAAGAAATTGACGGTGCATCCATTGCCTTTAAAGAATCAAATAAAGGTTTTGATAATTCATAAAATTCTTTTTTACCATTAATAAAAACTTGAATTGTTGGAGCACCAGATCTTTTTGTAACTTTGCGGATATTGTTAGGCATAACATCTGCCATTTCTACAATACTTCTTGCAATTTTATTTCTTGCAGCAATATCAATAATTGCAGTTGTATTTGCTATAATTGAATTAATTGGGTCTTTTAAATCACGAGTAGATCCAGTTAATGCTTGCAGTAATGCTTCGCCTGTATTTGAAATAAATAAATCATCTTCAAACTTTGATGATATTTTTTCTGCATTTTCATCAAATACTCTTTTAAATGGCACATAATTTGGATTGTTAGCAATTATAGTATCGTAATCTTGCTGCGTTAAATTTCCTGATTGAACAAATAAAGCTAATATTCGTTTTTCAAAATCATAAATTTCTTTTGCTGTTGACTCAAAAAATGTAAGGCCTTTACCATATTTTTTTTCTAAAAGCTGCAAATTGACAGCGGCTTGACCTTTTTGTTCTGGCGTTACTTGCAAGCCTTCTTGCAAATCATTAATTATTCTTTGACTTATTAAATATGTGCTTAAATCTTGTTTTCTTTTTTTAACACTATTTTCATACTTTGCAGTCACTATATCAAAAGATTCAATTATTGGTTTTAATCCAATGCCAGTTTCTACAAGTTTACCTTCTGCTGTAGTAACATATGTTTTATGTTCTATCATTGCTCTAACAGTTCCAGAAATACCTCCATAAGTGCTTAGCAATACTGTTGGATCTTGTCCTGGCAAAATATTTTTTTTAGCGGTAGCTTCTTTTATTAATTTATCAACTGAATGATAACGATGCACCCATTCAGTATAAAATTTATCAAACGTGCTTTGACTATGATCTAGCTGTCCTATATCAGCTGGCTCAAATTCACCATTTTGATTTGGTATATCAACAAAATTTGCATGAATTAATTTTTGATTTATTTCTTCAGGTTTTTTTAATCCTTCTGTTTCATCTACATAATCTTGCAATGCTTTCATTTCTAAATTAAATGTAACCTCATCTATAGAATCACCTTCGCTAAACTTATCATCTACAATAACATCAGTATAAATAGGAGTAGCATTATCAAATTCTTCTGTTGATTCTCTATAAACACCCATTAAATAATCGTCTAATGCATCTTGATCCATGTTTTCAATATCAATAATTTGATCTTCTTTTATTGATATTTCAGCATCTACATCAAGCTCAAAAACAGGATTTACATTTTCATAAAATAAATTTGTAACTAACTCAAGTATTTCGCTTTCGCCTAATGTGCGATCTTCTGATGAACCAGCTCTTACGCTTGGATTAAATAAATTTTTACGCTCATTATATCGTTCTGCTAAATCAGCTAAAGTTTGTGTTCCATTTTTAGCAAAAACTCTTTTTAATCCTTTGCCTACTGCAAGTGATTTGTTTTGAAATGTAGCTGGATCAATACCTTGACGTATTAACTCATCTGTATTTAATGCCCCACCTTCCGCAATAAAATCTTTAAATGTGGTTGTTTGTTTTTTTAATAATTTAACTTCATTTTTAAGTTCTTTTAATATTTTCTTTTTTTGTGTTTTAAGATCTTTGTCTTTTATTTCACCATATTCATTTACTATCGCATCTAAATTTTCATCAAATGTAGTGTTGGTTTCTACAACAAATTCTTGGTCAATATAACTTTCTAGTTCTTTGTTATTTAATAAAGAAGCTGCATCTTTTGCTTGTTTTTCTATTACAATAGGAAGCATGTCATCAAATGTATCATCAAGTATTTCTGATAATGTATCATCAAGCATTTCTGATAATTCATCTGCTTCTTGCTGCTCTTGTCTTTGCCTTTCAGCTTCCATTCGTTTTCTAGTTAAATTGTAAACAATACTGCCAGAATTTCTAACTGCAAAAACTGTTGCAATTAATCCTGCTTCAACTAAAAATTGATCTTTTGTTGGCACGACTCTATTTTTTAAATCTTCAAACGTCATTTGTGTGCCTGTCGCTAAATCCAAATAAACTCTCATAACATCTGCGAGTCTTTCTTCTCCAAGCTCTTGTATCATTCCGTTATATCCAAATCTTTCAGATATAGTTTTAAAAGTAGCATTTGGTTTTATTGTTTTATAAGTTTGCAATAAACTATCTTGTAATCTTGGTGGTAAATTATTAAATGCAAATCTTGCAGATGATGCGACTCTATTTTTGATTGGATCAATTAAAAAATATCTTTGTTGACCAGCTAACTCTGAAGCAGTTTCAATACTTGAGTATGCAAGTGATTTTAAAAATGTTGATACAGGTTTGTCTTTTGCTCCTGTAAGAACTGCCCTGCCATCTTCAGTAATTTTAAATTGATTTTTGAGCGTTATATCTCCATATTGTGTAGGAGTAATAGACATAAAAGGTGTTCTAGTTGCTATATTAGCAGCACCGCCAGCAACCGTTGTTTGCAATGATTTAACTGCTGCAAGCTGTGTTCCTGTTTCAAGTGCTTGTTCAACTGCTTTTTGCCCTAATTTGCCAAAACCTCCTGTTAACCAAAACTCAGTCATAAACTGAGGTAAAGACAACAAACCAGTTTTCATGCCACCGCCCCAAGTAAATCCTCTAATAGATTTTTCAAGCTCTTGATCTATATAATTTTCTAATTTTGCCCTTGCTTCGTCTGTAACTTCTTCACCATTAGCAATTCTGTTTGCAGTTTGTGCTAATGGTATAGTGTCAAATATTAATTTTTTAAAACCGCCAAACGGTATAATATCTTCAGCAGTAACATAATCATCACCTTCATCCCAAGTAATCGGGTTATCAATTAACTGATTTATTTTATCGTCTGAAAATCTTTGTTTTGCCATTGCTAATACTCTGGATTGATCATCTACAATATTTTTTTGAACAAAATCAAATTCTTTTTTTCCTAGCATTGAACCTAATGGCCTGTTAACAAGATTAGCGTTATATGCGTTCATTGCGTCTACAGTTTGCAATTTAAAAGGATCAAGAAATCCAAAGGTATTAAGTGTTTGAAATGCAATATTTTTTTTGTCTACAAGTTTTTTAATTTGCAAATTATCTGCTGTTCGGAACGTAACAGGTTCAGTTCTTTCTAATTCGGCAGGTTCTTCATCTGCATCTGACGACCAATTATATTTTTCAGCAAACATTTTATGTACTCTTGCTCTTTCATTAGAGTCCATTCTTAAATTTGCAAAATAATCTAACTCTATATCATTCGGAGGTCTGCCAAAATTATTTATAGCAATATCAATTTTTCTGACAATATCTTCTACGTCTTTTGATTCTTCTTTATATTTTTCATAATTAACGCCCATAAGAGATCCTTATGACATCATTAACAAATTTATAGATGTAGAATTTATTAAATTAAGAGCATCATTTTTGTTTTGTGTCTGAATTTGTTGCGTTCTTTTTTTAAAAAAATCTGTTAATTTTTTATCTAATTCAATCGGATCAAGCGGGGCTTCTCCTTTTTCCAAACGCTCTGCATTTTCTTGATCAATGAGTGGTTGTATTTCAAAAAAGAATTCTCTAATAATAGTATTTTTTAATTCAGGTTGCTGTGGATAATATTCATTCATTAAATCGGTTAGTGCATTAAATCTACTGCCATAAAATTTTGTTTCAGTTGCTAATTTACCCCTTGTTAATTGCTGGATTTGATTCATTATTGTTTGTTCGCTTTCTGGTTCTAATTTACCATCTGCTGATTCTTTTAAAACTCTTCTCTCTATACTTGCTAAACCTCTTAAAAAATTTACTGGATCACTATCTGTTGATTGAATCAAATCATTTGTTAATTGTAGTATCTCATCTTTAAAATCTTCATCATCTACTGCATTTAATTTTTTTGAAGAATTTAAAAGATTCATAAGAACCGTTTCGTTTTCATCACTTAATCCTTGAAACCGAGCAAGCCTAATTTCATATTCTTTTTCATCAAAAGATTTTTGCGGATCACGAATAAGAGTTCTTAAATTAGCAAGTTTATCTAACTGATCAGCTTCTAAAGTAATTTCGGCTTGTTGATAATTGCTTTTGTCTTTTTCTATTGCATTTTTTTTATAAGATTTTAAATTTTGTCTTGCTTTTTGTTTATCTTCTACTGAAAAATTAGCTGTGTCAGCATCAAAACTTTCTTCAAGTTTATTAAATTTTTGCTCTCGTGTGCGTAAATCTAAATTTGGATCTGAAGAAATTGAGTCTAATTTACCTAAATATTGCAAAATATTTTTTTTGCTTTCTATTTTTTGTGTGTCAGTAATTATTCGCTCTGGTGAAATTATTCCGTTTTCAACAAGTTTTTTTATTCTTTCCGCAAAGTTAACACTTATTTCTTGCTCAGCTTCAGCATCATTGCTTTCGTATGCTTGCGTAAGGTCTGTTTGCAAGTTATTTAAAAGAACTGCATATGTTGCTTGACCAGCTTCTTTTACTTCTTTATCAATAGTAGCTTGGATTCTTTTTGTTGCAGATTTAAATTTTGTAATATACTCTTTGTTTAATAAAGTTTTTGACGATAAAGAAGAAGTTGAAGTTAATTCTTGTAAAAGAGCTTGCGATTTTTCTGTAAATGACTGCAAATCGTTAGGGTGTTCAGCTTCAAATTTATTAAGCTGTTCATCCAAATATATTTCTTTTGAACTATTATATAGAGTTAAAGCAATTTTGTTTGTTGCACTTGCTCCATATCCTTTTGCTTCAGGTAGCTCTCCAAAAGTAACTTCACCTGTCTCTGGGTCTGTTTGTATAGCTTCTTCAACTGCCGCTTGTGCTTTTTCTGGTGCTTCTCTTGTCGCTATTTCTTCGCCAATACCTCGTGCAGTTTCCGCAACAGTTCCAAGCGTTCCTGCAAGTTGTTGCATTTTTCTTGCCCTTGACTCATCTATAGGTGAGGGCTGAAACTTACCGTATCTTTCTATTCTTTGTATAGCCATATTAACCTGTTAATGCTTCAATATCTGTTTTTAAGCCAGGAGCTGCTTTCATTAAAGAACCTGCTGCTTGCAAGTTAGCCATTGATCTTGCTGTACGACCTTCCATAAGCAAGTTTCTTTCTCTTAATCTTTGTGATAAAGCAAGCACACCTTCACTTTCACCTATTGTTTTTGCTTGTTCTAAAGCAAGACTTGCTGGTGTTCCTTCTGTAGCTATCCCAGATGTTGCTTGAGACAAAATATTAGAAGCCAAAACTCTGTTTAGTTCTTCTCTACGTTTTAATTCTTCTGCTTGTGCAGCTATTCTTTCTTCTTCTGCTCTGCGCTCTGCGGCTTCTTCTGCGGCTTTACCAGCTTCTACTGTTGCGAAAGTTGAAACAACTTGACCTGTTATTGCAATAGCTGCTATTACATAAGACATCTAAATTACCTCTGGTTCTAATATTTCTTGTTCTATTTCATTTACATCTGTTAAATGTGTTGGATGATAAGTTACCCATACACAATCTGTTTCTGCATATATCACTCTTTTTGTTCCTGGTATTGTCTCACCCATAAAAGGTGCTTCAATATCTAAATTACCATACTGACTTGATACTTTACACTTTCCTTGAACAACTGTGTATAAGTGCCTAGTCTTATGTTTTGCTCCAACTAAAATTACACCTGCTGGTATCGTTAGTTCTCTTGCGTACAATCCATCACTAAAATGATGGCTTACAGCCAAGTTTACATTTTCTTGTTGTAACAAAAACTCTTGTAACTTGATTATATCATTTTGTCTTTGTACTTGGTTCAAGAAGATTGCACCTCATATTCAATAGCTTGTACGTGAAATGGTGTAGGATTAGGTACAGTTATCTCTGGTACTACTTCTATATTCCAACCATTACCACCATTATTGTCTTGTATTACACCTGTCAACTTAGGTAGATCGCTATCAAGCGGTGAGTCAGATGATGTGCCAAACTGTCTTATAGGAACAGGATTGCCATCTATAACTACACCTGATGTTTCAAATACACGTAGGTTCATGCGTGTTATCTTTTTATCTCTCATTTGATTTTGACCAGCAATATTACCTGCTTGTGTATTTAAGGGCATAGATTTAATTTTAGGTGTAAAGTTAAAACCAATTTCACAATCTACATCACCTGAACCCCCAGGCTGTATAAAAGTTGTTTCTTCGGCTGTTATATCAACATATGTTGCATCTGAATCCGTTTTTACAACACGAGTGCCTAAAGTAACACCTCTTGCGACAAGCTGTGCAGTAAGTCCTACTAAATGTCCATTTGGATTATCAAAACGTAATTGCAAACTAGCACCCATAGCAACAGATGATGTAACTCTTATGGATGAATCTAACAAATGATTTTGGTTCCACATTTCTATCGTGTAAGTTGTTGTTGTATCAGTAGTTCTTTCGTTTACAAAAAATAATTGATTGTTAACTGTAGATGTAGACACAAGTTTTAAAGGATATACAGTATTTGTATCTCCATTTGTCCACTTTGTAAATCCATTTATATCTTGTGATCGCAACGTGTTAAGTATTGCAGCAGAGCCATCTTGATTTATTATGACAACATAGTTTGCATCTTCTGTTGTAGACCCTGCTAAAACACCAACATCTAATGGACTATCAATTAAATGAGAAGAAAGCACCGATATGTCAACCGAATTGTATGCATCTTCGTTATAGTTATATAAATATTGTCTTAATGTCTTTCCGTTTTTATCTACAAATAACGTAGCACCATCTAAAGATTTAGCTTCTAAAAACTTTGAACCATGTTGTGTTTGTGCTTTTATAGATACTGTTGCTGGTGTATTACCTGTAAGTAAAAACTCTGCACCTGATGTAAATATCTGTAATCCTCTATCTGGATTAATATCTACTATTTCAGTAAGATTTCTTGCAGATATTGTGACAAATATACCTTCATCATCATCACCTTCTTCTGTAAAGAAATCAAAAAACGATCCAGCCCTTGATGCAAAAACACTTTGACGTTTAGATTTACTACCACCAAACCAAAGTCTGCCTTCAAAAAATGTCGCTGTTCTTGGATATCCTCTTGTATCTGACCACACATCTTCTGATCTAGGAACACCAGCAGCAGTTTGTGTAAATGTTATTGCTTGTGTAGATTTACCGCCTGTAATAAATGCAGAAAACAACTCGTAAGTGCCTGATGAATTACCATCTAAAGTAATCGTATATTCTTTTGTTCCTGTTCTTGTAACCGTTATGCCATCATCACCAAAAATAGGCATATCTTGTAAATTTTTTCTGATGTTTTCTATTGTTGAAGATTGATCTGTTGATCCCGAATCACCTGCAAAAGTAATATTTTTACTCAACACACCTTCAACATCTATTTGAAATCTGTCACCTATCTGTATATCTGATGGAAATGTCATTACCTGTACGGCTGCGGTTGGTGTAGGGCTTGATGCATCATTAAAATCAAACTGAGGTATATTTAAAAATGGTATATTATCTATAGTAAATTCTGTTTCAGAAGTATTAATAATTCTTTTAGGAAAATGTTCCATGTGGAACATCAACATAACATTTTCTGTTTGCACATCCCTTACATCTTGTACTTCAGTATTTGCAAAAGGAGCCGTTAAATAAAATATTGGTTCAAAAGAATTAAATCCTGATGATTGCACCATTGTATCTGTAACTCTATGAAACGCTAAATGTCCAAACGAATTACCTCTTAAAACCGCACTATAAGTAAGCGTTGGTGAACCTGCTAGTGTTCCTGATGATGGTGGTGTTGTAGTTCCAGATATTTTTTCTGCTCTTGCAACATTGCTAACAACTGATAACACCCGATACGTTGATGAATTTACTGTGTAACTATTGCCTACCGTTGGTGTTCCAGAGCTAATTGTAAATTTATAAACTTCATATCCACCTGTAAGTATTGCTAAATAATGTCTATCTGATTCAACACTAAAATCAAATGTTTTTGTATTAGATGCTGTTGTTGTTTCAAACAAAACATTAAATTCTGAAAGAGAAATAACTAAACTTCCAAGATCAACTGTATCTGTTCTTATTATTCTAAAATATTTATAACTAACTACACCTTCATTTGGCACAAGAAATTTAAAAGATTGTGCATCTTTAGAAACTGTTATTGTGCCAGCAGTAACATTACCTGATGAAAATGAGCTATCTTCTCCACATTGCACAATAAATGTTCCTGTCAATGCTGATGTAGTTGCACCACCGCCAGCAGCCGCTAATTTAATATCTTTTACTTCTAAAAATCTTCCTAGAGAAGATTGGCTACCTAAGTTATAAGATGCGACAACATAGCTTGCTGTTGTGCTTAGTCCGCTTGTAGTAACATATGTTGTAGAAGAATCAAAGTCATTTATATTTGCTGTAGTGCCGCCACTAGGATTTGAAATAGTTATTTGTGTTGAAACAAACGGCTGTTGAATTTGTCTTGCGGTATCAATATGTTGAGTGCCAGGTCTACGCTTTAAACCACCTTGCGGTACAACAACTACGTTTTCAGCAGTTTGCATACCCATATAGTATTGATCTATGTCTACTCTTCCTTTTATTAGAGGAGAAAGCTCTCCACTCTTAAATGCACTTTGGAAAAACTTAGACATGGGCATGATTAGCCCCTTACATTAACAAATGGGTTACTAGCGATAGGTTGTACAGGGTATTGTTGCGAGTCAGTATATCTAGCCATGCGTGATGCATTGACGTACTGCCTTGCGTTTGCATCCATAGCACCACCGCTATCTCGTATAGAGGGTGCAAAATCCATAGCTAATGCATACTCTATCATCTTACTAAAGTATACAGGCCATGTAGATTCTGGTGCGTTGTAAATGTAATCTACATATAAAGCAGATTTTGTGTTTGTGTATAGTTTGTCACCATACAGATTGTAAGGTACAAGGGGATTTACTCTAATTAAAAACAACATATCAGCAGGTAGTTGATAGATAGACTGCCACTCTGTACCTACTGGGCTATCTATAGTCAAATCAATCTGTGCTTTTTTACGTGCAAAACCCCAAGTAAACTTTGTGAGTTCACTCTGCACAATGTTGTCATAAAGATTATTAGCTACAGTCTGTGCCCTTGTATTACCATCTAGCGATGTAATGGGTAAGTCACCAATCAAAATTAAAGCATTTGATATTAGCTCTATCTTTGTAGCCATAATTTACCTTTTAAGAAAGGGGGGATAAACCCCCCCATTCAATTTATATTACTTATGATGCCGCTATAGTTGTTCCAGCCGCAGCAGTAATGCTTGTAGCTGTCAATGTTTTAATATAAGTAATAGTAACTACTGGTGCAGTAGCAGTGGTGGTATCTTTACAAATCACTAAATCACCGATTTTAAACTCGTCAATAGCATCTAAAAAGTAGTCTGCATTATCAACAACAGTTTTTGCATCAGTTGAAGTGTATTGCCAAGTGTTACCGCCAGTACCAGAACCACCAATTCTACATAATCCATCTCTTGAAAAAGCCATTCTAGTTCTCCTTACACGTTATCTTTATATTCAACTTTAATAATACCGTCAGCATCCCTAACTACTGCACCAGCTTTCAACATTCCGTTACAAAGGAATGATGTACGCTCTGGTATGTAGTCAATAGATGTTTTCATTTCTATACCAATAGCAAGTCCTACCGCTTCTTTATGATAGAAATATGAATCAACGACATTAGAAGAAGATACACTTAATCCACCTTCTGTTCTTGTTCCGACAACATGAATTTCAAAACCAGCAAGTGTATTTATATCACCTGATACTAATGCTTTTACAGTTTGGAAATCAGAAGAAGTTGCTTGTGTATCGTTTAATAGACCTTTAAGTCCATCACCATTAATAGCAGCATGAAGATCACTATTTGGTACATTTTGCTTACGCAAAGTTGTTTGTGCTGCAATTACTTTTGACATTGTTAAAGCAGCATTTTCATGGCTTATAGTTGTTGGTGATGCTCCATTCATAACATCAATAATAAGCTGATCTTCCCTTCGGCTTAAAGCACCAGCAATCGTACTAGCTAGTTCTTGCTTCTCATCAAAGTTTACTTCGGCTTGATCAAAGATGTCTGTGTATTCTGGAGCGTTCCAGTTCTGCATGGTTGCAGTTTGTACTTCGTGGGTAACATCCATAGGAGTTACTAAGTCAGAAGTTGATTTCTGGTTAGCAAGTCCTTTACCCATTTTACGAAACTTATATGTTTCGCCTACTACATTATTTCTAACAGTTACGGAGGGCTTAAGTAGTCCCATGCCAGCATATGCATGCTTAACTAATGAGTCAAACTCAATTACCGCTACCGCAGTTAGTCCAAGATTAACACTCATAATAATATCCTCAAAAAGAGTAAATTAAATATTTTTTTGAGGTTTTAGCTGAGTACCCAGTAAATGGTCAGCATCCAACCTAAATTTACTGGGCGATATACGGTATCCAGTTGTCCCGATTATAACTCTTATTTTGTATAAATATCAATTAGTTCCAGCAAATGCTTCTAACATCCTTTGCACTTTGCGGTCATGCTCAACATTAACACTTCTTAAAAGATTACCATGCTCATCTTTTTTAAACATTTCAGCTTCTATAGCTTCCATAGTAAGACCTTCTGGATTTGGCCCACCTTCAATCGGTAACTTAACTGGTGCAGTAGCTTGCACAAGCATTTCTACTAGCTCTATATTGTCAGCAGTTGTAACTAATGATCTTGCTTTTTCATAAGTATCTGGATCAAGATTGTTTTTCATAAACCCTTCAACATTCTTTATCCTATTCTGAGCATTGTCACCAAGTTTTTGCAACTCCATTTCTTGGCTGACTTCTTCTACTGCTTGCTCTTGTGCAGTCAATAGCTCCCATGCTTCACCAAAAGCATCTGCACTCATGTTTGTTTTTGTAGCAAACGCTTCTAGCTCTTGATATAAAGCATCTTCTTTTTCAACACCTTCTGGCGGTTGGTATCCATCTTTTGGTGATCCTCTAAATGCTCCAAACTTTTTAGATAGTTCAGCATAACCTTTTGCTTGATCTGATACGGTCTTGTACTTCTTATCTAACCACTCTGGGGCTTCACCGACTCCCTTGATACCTTCTGCTAAAAAGTATTCTCCTTCTGCCAATGTTGGTTCAGCTTGATCTAGCAGGGTATCGTTTTTTGTTTCTTCAACGGCCTGTTCAACTTCTTCTGACATTGTT